TGCTTGGCTGACCTAGCCCACACTTCACGAGGATGCCGCGCACACCGTCCACTGTTTCGACAACGGCGGCCATACTTGCTTACTGCAATGTTAGAAAGTCTAGCCGATACTCGCCGGGACCGGACGCCGTCTCCCAGGATCATAGGCGGCTGCCCCGACTGGGGCAGTCGATGTATCGGTGTTATAAAGGGCCTTTGCGTACGCTTCCACATTGCGCTGGTTGCTGAGTGGCTGGTTCTCCTGGTCGGACAAGGTCCAGTCATCTGGATTAGCTGGCTTCTTGCCATATTTTGCACTGGCGTATGGCAGCCTAATACCTCCCGGATTACGAGTGTCAAGGCCCCAGTAGAAGGGAGAGAGGTAGCCAGCAGTGTACTGATGGTCGACACTCCTTTGGTCTGTCAGATTTGGACCTGATATCTTGCCCTGGTCACGCCAGTAGAGGAAGAGCAGGTCATCGAAGGTGTTCACGCCCCACTGATCAATCATCTGTGAGCGGATTGCGTATTCGTAGTCGGTCTTAATTTGCTTAATACGGCGCTCGATAAACTGTGGGTAGATCTCCATGAGCTTCGGCATATTACCGGGCTTGCGCAGGTCAAAGAATGTGTTCACGTAGCGGTCGAGGTCCGCAACCTCTGCCTGGTCTTTCATGTACTTGACATATTCAACCTCCTCGTCCGTAATAGGATCGGTACGGATCACGCCAGCTTTATTGCCTGCTTCAGACTCGCGGATCGCGTTGCGGACGATCTCGCGCGTCGCAAGGTTTTCCTTCTGTGCAGTAGGAACACTGTACTTGACGGGCATGCCCTCCGTCAGGTTGTAGTCCTGTGGGACCTGGCCCGGACGAGGACCGATGCCAGGCCCCCCATTCGCCTGCAACAGGTTACCGATATCCTGCTGGCCGGGCACTGCTGGCGGAGCGTAGCGCTGGCGGTGGGCCAGCTCTGCTGCGCTGAGGCTCGTACCAAATGCACGACCGGTGTCCGGTGGAGCGCCCTGCTCCCCAGCAGCATTATACAATTTCATAACGCTAGGTCCTCCCACGTCCATACCCATGGTTATTCACAGCACTGACCTCAGAAATAATAAAGCTTAGCGGCTACTAGTGAGCACCTTGAACCATAAGTGCAGTTTGTTCACCCTAGCTGGCTCGCCATTCATGTTCAGCACCTCTACTGTCAGCGTCTTCAGTGGGTGTGCTGAACTCACCACAGCAGTCGCTATTCCTGCAGGGTCGTGCATCTCGTACTCCACTGCTCCGAGCGGCCTGTGCACGGAGTTACCGGCGCTGATGACTGCGAATCCGTTGTGGACTCCAGGCTTGTTGCTAAGTAGCCCGCCCCCTCCCTGCAGTTCCTTAATCCGCAACGTGTAGTAGTCTTGCGAGCGCAGATTCAGGTCGAGGTAGCCCGGATCTGAGCTCCGGATATGATAGCCAACTAGAGTGATGCGGCGCACGTCCGAGATTCCGCGGTCGAGTGTCAGCTTAAGCTCTGACGTGGCTGGGTACCTCATTCTGTAGACGTGATGCGGCACACTTATGTTTGCAGTATTAGGTACATTGTTCCGAACCGCGACATGGTTGACCAATATTTCTCCTCCTATGCTGCCTTCTGGTTCAGATGTTAAGCGGAGTCTGACACTAGTGGCGTCAGCCGTAAACGTAAGCCAACTATAGAAGTTTATGTACCATTTCTCAGAATAAGCAGCTGGATTAATAGTTACCGATTGCAGGGAGCTACCAGAGGCTGTAGAAAACGCTTCTATTGTAAGAGTCGCTACACCATTCGCTTGAACACTACCTTTAGCAATCCTTGTGTCCACCACATACTCGTGGCCTTCAATAACAGTAAAAATTTGCTCTATGTAGGTTCCATTCCCTAAGCCGAGGTTCGGATCTTCTGCCTCTACATCCTGATCGTACACCCGAAGGTATGGCCCGCTTGAAGTTGCATTAGTTGACCATCCATCCAGTGCTGTTATTATGGCCCCACTTGTGGATGGGAGAGAGCCCATTCCAAAGTAAGCATTCGCTATATTGGGATCAGGCGTATCCAAGTGGGTAAACTTATTTGCGTGTGTGATTTGAATTGGAGTGGGATGCCACCAAGTTGCTCCTACAGCCGGCAAGTAACTCGCGAGCTGCGTAGCGTTAAGCGGGGTATTTACCCTATACATATATTTACCAGTTGGGTTGTGACTTGTTCCACTTGAGGCACCGGCAGCATTAAGAGATACTGTGGGTCCAATCTGGCAAGTCGTGCTGAGACCATTGTAGACGCGTTTAATCGGGCCCACAACCTCGAGGATAGTCACATAGTCAGAAAAGCCCATCTGACCATTGTTGTCTGCGGGTGAGCCTACGCGTATGGTGTCACCAACGCTGAGCAGGCCAGCATACGATGTACTAGACTCCATATTTGCAGGCGCAAGCCACACAGTCGATTGATCCACAATGCTGCACTCCAAGTCCCGCCGCGTTACCGAGAGCAGCGAAAATTCAGAATAGTCCCCATCGTTGATTGTAACGAGCGCTTCATCAACCGTTTCGTCGTGATTCGTCAGGAAGACTGCATGTTCTCTGAAACTTCCACTTGAGGACATATGCACTCGAGAGCTTGGAAAATGGACCAGCACTTCTTCCAATGCGAGTAGTACAGCACGGTGACAATGCAATGGTGGTGGTCACTGCTCAGGGCGATGTGGACGCTGCTTTTGCTGACATGGAGCACCTACTTGCTTCAGAGGAGCATGCCAGCAAGTGCGACGGCCGCAGCTGTGCTAGCTGCGGCGGTGGCGAATTCGTCTACTGTGGGTCCGGTACGCCACACCCCGGATCCCGTGTCTGTTCAGCTTGCGGTGTGGTTCAGAGCGGCAACGTATACTTTGAAACTATGTATGGCAACTTTGTTCCTACTCGGGGAAGCAATTACAAGCGGATCCACCACTGGCATGAGCGCATTAGCCAGCTGTTTATACACGAGTCTGAGATTCCGAGCGAGCAGATGCTGCTCATTGCTGAGAAGCTATGTGACGGCTCGCACCAAGTGCTCAACAAGGACTCAATTCGCACAGTACTCAGATCTCTGAACATGCAGCTGTACATCGAGAAGTGGCTGCAGATCATCTACCGCATCACGGGCGTGCGGCCGCCGCGCCCGGGCCCACTCCTCGTGCAGCAGCTCGACAATATGTTCCACGAGCTGCAGCGGCCCTTCGACGCCTTCAAAACGCCAGGGCGCAAGAACTTCCTAAACTACAACTACGTGTTTCGGCGCCTCTTCCACGTGATCGGCTGTGCGAAATTCTCCATGTTCTTCCCCCTGATTAAGTCACAAAGCAAGCTGAAGGCGCTGGATCGGATGTGGGAAGCCATGGCAACGAGTCTCAACTGGGAGATCACACCCCTGCAACCGGTGCCTTGCTTTTCTGTACAGCTTGCAGAGCCATCGTCTTTGCTATCGCGCTTAGCTTCGCAATCCGCGCTGCAAAGTCCGGTTGAGCGGCCAATAGTGTCCCTGAGAACAGAATGCCATAAGTGGGATCGGAGGGCGACATTCGAGGACCCACAATTGAAATTGCCGCGCCCGTCAGCCCCGCTTGCACCAGAGCTTCAAAAGCTAGGCTTGAAGCGGAGGCGCCTTCGGTGAACCTAGGAATCATGCCCTCCACGAGCGCGCCAAGTAGGGTACCAGCCGCAGCCTGTGTAACTGAGACTTGAATAGAGAGAGCAGTGGACATTGCGTACATAAACTAGAAAAAGCACCTATCCTATATCATCTGATTGAATGGCGCTGGCATGATATCATCTACAGTCATGAGGCGGGAGTATGAGCCGGGCCCCTCTTGCGGTGGGATGTCACTTCCCTCGCCCGATATTGCGCTCTGCCAGTATTCCTTGCTCCCCATTGCAAACTCACCCGGGTCAACTGCCTTCCACCACGCAAAGAGCTCTATTGGATCGACCTTCTTCTCTGGGCTAGTGTCAACCACTAGCACCTCGTTGTCCTCTGTGTACGCATCCAACATTTGCGCAAAGGCGTCCTTAGTTAGCGAGTCTGCGAAGTCCTCCCATAGCGCTTCACGCTGTCTCTGCTGGGCGCACTTCATGAGGAAGGCGTAGTCGGTGTTACCACGCAGCGTTGGTGTGATGGCCTTCGCATATTGCGACGTGATCATCACGAATAATCTGTAGTGCCGCCCAGCTACAAACAACTCCATGAGGTTCTCATCGTACTTGAGACGCTGATCCGAGATCACGTCATCGAGCAGTACGAAGAATGGCGCCTTCTCATCCTTCTCCTCCCTGGTCAGGGAGTTGTCGTTGAGTATGTCCTTCTGTCTCTTAAATACCGCGTCTAGGATTTCTGGCTCATACTTGGGGTAAATGTATTTACTCGGCACGTATTGCCGCCAGAACTTGTTAAGCTCATCGGTTTGCGAGATCACAATACCAGCTGGAATCTTGTCCCTCATGAGGTACATAATATTGCGAAGTAGCCACGACTTACCAGTGCGGCGCTTACCGATCGCAACGATCGTAGCATCAAGCTTGATCTCTTCTGGGTCAAACTCAAGCAGATCAGGCAGGCATACTTCCGCATACAAGTCTGAGGCTAAAACGGGCATAGTGGCATGCTTGCCGTAAGTGGTTGCCCTTGGTGCTGCATCTGGAGGGGCTGTTGAGGGCTGTTGGCACGTCGACACGCGTGGATTCGTCTTACGCTCCGCACTGGGCTTAGAGTTGTAGTCAGGTGGATTGCTCATGTCTTTTTAATATGAGAATAAATGGAGCGCTAGTCAGAAAACTGTTCGCCACACACGAGCACCGTTGCGGGGCTCTCGTACTCCCTCGCAAAGTCGTATTGGAAGCTCCCGAAGATGGGCACACTGGTCTTGGCCTCGAGCTTGGAGCGCTGGCAGATGACGGCCACATCCTCAAAGCCCCAGTGGATGCCGAACTTGTCTCCACCAACGCCGGTGTACACTTGGTTGGCAAAGATGGTGGCTGCCACCACATCCCCAGGGCTAACTATGCCGTTCGGGACAACGGCGCCATTCGAGTCGCAAATGGTGATAGCGCGCTCAAACTTGCCCCCCATTCCGTCGTTTGCGTACTTAGCGCTCGATGCGTTCACCGTGTGGCCAATAAGGGAGCCACTCATCTTGTCGTACTTAGGGCGCACCGTGCGAATCTGCAGCATCTTGACCTCCTCGCGGGAGAGGTTCTTCCGGCCGAGGATCTTGAGCTGCTCCCCATGCACAAAGTCGAGCAACTTCTCGTCAATGCTGGTCAGCATCTCGGAGAAGGCCTTGTACTGCGCGTTGTCGACGCCGTTGATCTGTGCGTCGGTCAGGTCGAGCGAAAACTTAGCCTTTGTCACGTCAGCCGGGCCGTACATCGTGCCGAAGTTACCGTCGCCAGTCACGCGCGGCCAATTTGTCACACACGCGGGCGTGACCATGCACACCTCTGTCATACTCGGCGTCTTCAGCATGCTGATTGTCGGCTTGCCGCTTCTGTCCTGTCCAAGAGAGAAGGCGAGGTTGTCGGCGTTGAGCTCTTGCCAGGGCGTGTAGTCGCGGGACGTGTTCTTCATTGGTAGAAGCGGGCTGGGAGAGGCTGTAGGCGCGTTCCTGTAGAGGTGGTTAGAATATTGAGTGTGTCGATACTGGGCATATATTGCCACGTATCCTGCTCCTTAGGCAGGAGTATTGAGCCGGCCTGTGTCTGCACAGCTTCCCCACGCGCTGCGATCGGATCGGCGAGGCCCCGCAGCGTCATCTTGGCTGTAGAGGCTACCTTCTTGCTACCAAAGGATGGAATTAGGCCGTCGTCACGACGCGACTGCTCTTTCGAGCACCAGGCCGGACCATAGCCAATGTCGTAGGTAGGCACTGTTCCAAGGTATGGCTCACCTTTGTCGGCATTAGGAGAGCGGGCTGCAAACTCGTTCAGACACTGACCAAAGACGTGCTGTGCCATCTCAACACTCATAAATTAGATTTTCTTTTCAATAGCACAGGGAATGAGACTGCCAACCTGGCTACTTCAGCGGCGTAACCCAGCTTGGCTGCAGCACCAACGGCGCTCCCTGCCCCAGTGGCTATACTCCGTGCGCTACCCCGTACCAGGTAGAGTGCAGTACTACGGCCGAGCTTATCGGTACCACTACTGGCATCTACCACGGGGTTAGAACACGCCACGCGGCCGCTTCAACGGCGGCTCATCCTCGTCCTCGGGTTCTGGGCTCGGGGGCGGAAATGACGGATCTGCATTAGCCCACACCTTGTAGTTGATGTGAGCACGCATGCTCCGCTCAATGCAGAAGGTGATGTCGCTCTTCTGGGAGTGAGAGAGAGGCGGCGGTGCCGACATGTTGGCCTCCATTGCGGCATAAATCTGACCGTAGTAACTGAGGAGGTAGTCAAATGCAGCCGCGTCGCGCGTCACGCGGTACACAACTGACCCTTCTGGGCACCAAGAGATGAAGTCGCACCACTCCCGGTTGCAGATCTCAAGCAGCGCATTCATCTGTAAGTAGTAATGCGCCGGGATCTCCTTGTGCAGGCGGCCCCCGCCCTTCTTGTAGTAGTAAGGACACTTAGCCTCCACCATACCCATGGCCCCGACAAGGCCGTCGGGTGAGCCGGCAATCCACGGAATTGTAGGATGCACGTGCAGACCGGTTGCGTTCACCACGTTCCCGGTCAGTGTTTGGTAGTCTAAGAGTGCATTTGCCTCGTTGTCCGTGCCCCACCGCGTCGCGTCATTGCCCTCAAAGGTGTCGGTGCCTTGTGCACGGCGGAAAGCTTCAACGCGGGATGTATAGTTTACAAGTCCCAATAAGGCGCCTAGATTCGATGCGGTCAACTTGCCACGCCGGGCAGCGCGCCATGATTCGCTTCGTTGTTGCCCCTCCATACTTATACATGTGTCAGAATAAGGTGGATACAATTATCTGATGAATGTCTATTAATGCCGTGGAACTGGACGGCGCCTAGTTCAGCTCGCGGCACGCCGGCTGAAGCAGCTCAGCCGGGAGCTTGGCCGCAATATCAGAATGAAGTGTTACTCAAGACTCTACAGCAGCGCGAGAAGGCTGCAACTGGACTGTCAGAGGCTGCGAAAGGGACATATCTCGACAAAGCGTCGCGCAACTTTGAGGAGGAAGCAGACGAGGCGCTGCATGCTGAATTTCAGGACTGGTTGCAGGGTAAGCATGACGCAAATGTGAATAACGATCTCTACCTGAACAACGTAGACGGTGCCCCTGTGCGCAGACACATTTACGGGCCAAAAGCTGGGCAACCTTATGATGGGTGGCATCATACACCCTGGCGTGACAGACAGCTGACGCATTTGTCGGGTGTTCGCGACCACTTGCGCGCCCAGGCGGCGGCGAAGAACGAGCACGAGCTTCAAATGAACTTCCTTGCTGAGCATGGGCCATCTAACTTGCAAGAGGCGTGGATGTACTTTAAGCACTGGGTTAAACAGCGTCCGCTCAAGCTTGGCCCCCAAAGGGGGCTGGGTGAGAGCGCATATGATCTTGGCGAACGGTCACGCGGCTTCAATTTGCCACCGGATGAGGCAGGGTATCAGCAACAGCCCTCTTGGCGCAACACAGATGGGCCACTTACAGGACCACGTATCCCACCCGCCAAGCCATACCCCCCCCCACCAG